ATAGCCCCAGCATTAATAGTATCTGTAGTTACTGCATTTGCGGCTATTTTACCAGCCGTTACTGCCTCAGCTATAATCTTATCGGCAGTTACTGCATTTGCGGCTATTTTGTCAGAAATTATAGCATTTGTGGCTATTGCATCTGATGTTAATCCAGTTGTCACTATTTGTCCAGTGGTAATAGTATTAGAGGCTATTTCATTTGCTGTAACTGCATTGGCTGATATCTTATCAGTAGTTATTGCTCCGTCTGCTATCTTAGTACCAATAACTTCTTTATCTCCAATATATTTCCCTATAATAATACCATCATCAAAAACGGTTAAATTTGTTATATGAATAGCATCACTTGGGATATCTTGTTCTAACGTAGTACTAATAGAAGTAGAAAATGTCCCATTACCTATAATATCTTTGTACGCAATTTGTATAGTATAAATACCTGCTACACAATTATATGTATATGAATTAGTATTAGTAAATATTTCTTCACCATTAATTTTTATTGTGGCACCAATACATGTTAATGGGATATTGTCAAAATCAATTCTTATTCCTTGCCATGTCGATGTAATAGAAACATTGGTAGGTGTTATAGGAATTGGTATAGTAAAATCTTTAGAAGCCGCAGATGAATATTCATTACCAGCACCTTTATTATAAATATATGCCGTGCCAGTCCTAGTTATTGGGGATATAGAAGATGTACTATCTTGTGTAATTTCAGCTAAGTTTATTGAATTACCAACATTTGTATCCCATCTTAATTCAGTATATGAATAAACAGTATTTAGTGGTATAACCCAACTCCAGTGGCACCCTAAATTATCAAAATAAAATTCAAATGATGCTGGTTTAACCGGTGTATTATCCAAAAATGACACATAGTGGGTAGTAGTTGGGCAGTCACTTTCTAAGGAAACTGTCCCTAACATATTTTCACCCTGTATTCTAAAATGATATGTATAACCAGTTTTACAACCATTTAATATATAGGTACCAGATATACCAGTAGTGTATTCCCCAGATACGGCTATCGTTGACCAGTCAAGATCTGTCGGAGCTAGTCCTTCATATATTTTATACTGTATAATTGCACATTGGAAATTATCAATTAATGTAGTATCACATGTAATTTTTAATGATACATCAGTATCTACTCTAATTTCTGTAACAACTACGTTTTGTACTTGAGCATCCATTTGTTCGGCGGCATCTAATATACCTGTTAGTTTATCTTCATATTCTTGTAATATAGCTTTTAATTGGGCAACAAATGTTTGTCCATCGCCTGATACTGTATTAGATAAAGTAGCCATTTATTCACCTCACATTAAACTCAGTGTTGTCTGAGCTATATCACGTTCAGTATCCATATTATATCCATGATTTGTCATAGCTAATACCACTAATAATTGAGCGGCTATATTGCTTATGGCATCATTTTTAAATGGCATAGTATCAGTCAACGCTGTCAATTGTGGCGCTCTTTTATAATATCTTACAGTTAGTGGTAAAACACCATATACTGTTGCAGTAGACCCGTTAATAATAATTGGAGCTTGGTTAGTAACTTTATACCAATCGCTAGGTAATTCGGTAGAAGATACTGTAAAGGTTATATCTCCAATACATTCATAATAGTTGCTTGATATTAAAAAGTTCCATATCACATTTATCGCATCATTTAAATATGCTAAAAGTTCATTATCTTCATAACCGGTATCTAGTGTATCACTTAATCTGTCTTTTACGGCAGATTCACTTAATAATTCGCTTACTAGCATTAACTAGCACCTCCCTGAGCCGCTTGCGCTTTAGCTTGGGCTTTATTTTGTTTATCTTCTGATGTTTCTGGTACTATTATTTTCATTGTTTCATCTAATAATTCTTTTTGACTAATATTACGTGGAAATGGTATTATATCAGTTAATAAGGTAAAATGGTTTTTAGTTGCATAATATTTTACAGTTAATGTATCATTAAAATCTGGGTCTAAATGTGACATACTAACTGTATTATCATCATTTAACGTCCATTCTATAGGAAATTGACCTGCTAGTGTAATAAAATCATCAGGTCTTACAACTGGTGTGCTTCCACTAATTGTTATTTTTTTTATAATCTCTGGCATATTTTGAGTTGCTAAACCTACACATAAATTATCCATACCAACATTAAGGCAATATAATAACTCTGAATCACTAAATGTAATTTTTTGCATATCACCGACACGTTGTCTAACTAAAATCAACATATCATTTACAGTCATTTATATTACCTCCTTAAATAAAGTATGGCATTGGTCTATCAATAAAAGCTTTTGACGCAGTAAACGATAACTTTTGTATGTCACTGCCTACTAATGCCGCTAATTTGTCACTATCTAAATTACCTTTTAATATACCTGATACATACCTAACATACATTTCAAAAAAATAGTTTGGTAAATCAATAGAATCATCTGTTGTTGCTACTTCTGGTAGAGTTCTCATATATATCATAGTTGTATTTTCGTCTATATACAAATAACTACCTATAACAGTATATTTCCCAAAAAAATCTTCATCAAAACTTACTATTTTTACGAAATCTGTTGGAAGTTTAACCTTACCACTGATAGGGGTTATTGTTATTTTCTTCATTAATAGGTAAGAATCAAAATTTACCAAAGATAAATTAAATATTCTTAAAACTGAATTTATAGCATGGATTATTTCTGGGTCACTATGTATTCTATTATATGTTTCATCAGTATTAAATAATACCGCTTCTATTAAATCTCTTACTGAAATCATTAAATCCCCTTTCTACCTCCGGTAGTGGTTCTAAATTCGGGGTGCTTTTCTAACCATCTGTCTAACCATTTATTTGCTTCTTTATTATCTTTACCTTTATATTGACAATATATTTGCAGTTCTATATCAGAGTGTAACCTATGTCTAGGTATCCTAGCTATTAGTTTACCAGTACCATTACCGGTATCTCCTTCATTACCACTCATTCTCCGTTCGTAACAATCTTTCATAATTTCATACTCGTCGTATGTATGCTGTATTTTCCAATTATTACCATCTATTTCAACTTTTGTACCTATATTCAAGTTAAATTCCTCCTTTCAACAAAAAAAATAAGGGGTAGATTTCTCTACCCCTATAAGTTAATTATTAGCCCGTGATTCCATAAATACGAGCTGAGGAAGTAGGAGCCGTACATTCTAAAGTAGCGGAACCAGTAATAACCTTTTCCTGATATGTACCTTTACGAGGTACACTTTCTACATGGAATGGAATTAAATAACCTAGTTTCCAGTACTGTAATTCTAGTAAATCTACTACATCGTCCTCATACAAACGATGTGCAAGTAAATCAATACGACCAAAGTCCGTTTCGATAACGTCTACAACGCTTACAACTGTTTTAGCTTCCATGGGACGAGTCTTAGTAACGCCATCGGTGAATCCAGATGCTATACGTTTATTTTTACCAGACATTATAGCACAATCAATAGAACCACCACGTTTCCATGCCGCTTGCATAGCATCATTTAGTCCTTCAAAAGTAAATTTACCAGCTGTTGAGAAGTTTGCCGCATTAATAGCATTGTTATATGTTAATGTTAAACCACTTTGAGCACTAGCTGGAATAATAGCACCCGTATTTGCTTCTGCATCTACAGCAGTATCATGAATGGTGAATGTATCCGCATCAATTACATGTACAAAATAATGAATATTTGGTTTGTAATTAGCATCTAACGCAGTAGCCGCCAGAATAACTGCATCACCAGTGACAAACTTATGAGCAGTAAGAGTGATAATACCACTTAATGTACCTACGGTCACATTCTGGAAATTAGTTAAAAAATATGGTAAACCACCAAACTGACCAGCTGTAGCATCGTCTCCTAATACTTTAGTTGAATTAGCAACAAGAGCTAGTTCAAGGTCACGACCAACTTCCTTAGAAGCTTTCACCATCTGGTATGCCGCTTCATCACGTACACCATATTTCTTAATAGCCTGAGTAGTATCAGTTACCGTGTAGCCATGCAAGAACTGTTGGGTATAATTACTTGCACGTTTACGTGGCGTAGCGTTGGCTGTTTCAAAGTCAACACTTTCAAGAGTTTTATTAATCTTTGCAGGACGTAGAGCATCACATAACCAACTATGCTCTGTGCTAGTAACGGTTGCTTTACCGAATTTGTTAGTTAATAGAGTCTGGTCAGGGTCTAATGCCGTAATAAAATCGGTCATATCCTCTACTTTACCTACTACCTGATAGGACTTTATTGCTGTATCTTTTGACAATTAAATCATTCCTTTCGAGAATTAAAGTTTAGTAAGCCCTAATTTCGAAAATACCTGTGCTTGCTGATCGGTAGTCATATTACCAAGTTTACTATAATCAATTTGTCTTGCTACTGGTGCCTGTGGCTTAGATGTACCACCAGATTCTATATATGGTGGGTTAACCTTAGGTCTTATCGCTTGTTTAATAGGATTCTGTACCTGAGGCTGACTATTAGTATGATAAAAATCGTCCCTTACAGCGGCCATGTATTGATCAATTAGGGTAGTATTACATGTATCAAATGCCTGTTGAATTATTTTTGCCTGTTTATAAGGTAATTCTTCTAACCTTTGTTGAGCTAGATTATCAATTTCATGGAAATTGGGGTCTTGCGAATATTTATTATAAACACCATTAAAATCATTTTGCATTTTTTCTTTAGCTTGCTGTTCTTGCATCTGAGCTTGCTGTGTT